CTTTAAACTCACAAGCTATCCCACTAATCAATCCCCACGCCAGGGATCCGAATCATGATTTATGGGTAGCCGTCCTGGGTAAGGCAGTACACGATGCATTCTTTCAAACTGATTATTATGAAGCACAGATAGCTTTAAATTGGTTGGATAGTAATTCGACTGATTTTAAAATCGTTTGCCATTTAGCTGGCAGGGAATTCAGTTATGTTAAAAAGAAACTAGAGCCTAAGATTGAAATTAGAAAAAATTTTTTCAAAAAAATCAAAGAGGGTGCATGGTATGCAACAGCAGAAAAAGAATACAAGGAGGAAATGAAAAATGTCTATAAAGCATTTAAGTCACAAAGCAATATGTCCTCAGTGTAATGGAAATGGCTTTATTAGGAAGTCAATTAACATATTTTCTATCTGGAGATGGGCGCTAAAATATAGTAAAATCATCCAGTGTAAGAAATGTAAATCAGAAGGAGAGTTGATATACGATGAACAATTGGCAACCGGTCAGTCTAACCCTTATGCTATTCATAATCACACTGATAATATTCACTAGTGGTTGTAGTAAAATAGATTTTAATCCTTTGACTACGGTCGGAAGAATTATTTTAGAAAAAAGTTTAAAAGGAAGTTTGAGTGCTAACTAAACTTATTCTTTTTTATGCGAGATTGAAACCGGTGGATAAAATTTGTGGAACCGTTTTCATTGTCCTTGGAGCGATTTGTTTTTTATCCATTTATATGATACTAATTCTTGGATAAATGATGAATCAAAAGCGTTTAGACTTGAACTGGGAAAAAACTTCTCATGTTCGAAACGGAAAGAAATATGTGGGATTAGAAACTGATACTAAAAAATGTGGAAACTGTAAAAAGGTTCTTCCCTTAATTTTTTATTATAGTAATGGAAGTCATCGACCGGATGGAGCGTGTTATTTAAAACATATCTGTAAAGAGTGTAAAGATCATCACACCACAGAATCAAGAAGGTCTAAAAAAAATGCTCCTTATGAGAAAACAGAAGAATGTGAGTGCTGTCATAATAAAGAAAATAAAATAGAAGGAGATCATATTCATGGAACCACACATTTTAGAGGATGGATTTGTTCTCAATGTAATCAGGGAATTGGAAAACTAGGGGATGACCTGGATGGAGTTTTAAGAGCCGCTAAATATTTAGTAAAAGGAAATATAGACATACTTATAGATAAATTAACCGGGGTTGTAAGAGATACATCTAACGATCCTTTTAAAGGCACCAACATGGAAGGGAAAGACTAATGTATATAACATTTGAAGAAAGAAGAATAAAAAAAGAAGCGATGAATCTGGAGACTAGAAGATTTAAGAGAAGGGTCTATATGAGAGATTATAGAAAGAGAGATTACGTTAAAAAAAGAACCCACGACTATTATATTAATAGACTCATTAGAGAGAGTGAAGAGGATAATATAAAAATTAAAAAATTATTAGGAGGCATTAGGACCAGAAATGAAAAAATCAGAGCGTTATAATTATATCACTGGTAAACAAATCACGGAACCCGGATCACGGGTCTATGAGATTTCCGGAATGAGGCTACCTTCAGTCACAACTATACTTGCAAAGACAAAGAATCAAGAGTATCTAACTGCGTGGAAAAAAAAGGTTGGAAATGAAGAAGCAGAGCGAATTAAGAATTTATCTAGTAAGCGGGGCACTGCCATGCATAAGTTCTTGGAGAAACACATACTCGGGGAAGGCTATGAAGATCTTACGGAGATTGGTCAACAAGCTAAACCGATGGCTCAAAAAATTATTGACATGGGGCTAACACCGGTCACAGAGTATTTTGGCTCGGAAGTTATGTTGCATTATACAGGATTATATGCTGGAAGTACAGATTTAGTCTGTATGCATAATGATATGGAAACAATTATTGACTTCAAGCAATCAAATCGCCCAAAGAAAGAAGAGTGGATAGAAGATTACTACCTGCAAATCGCAGCGTATGCGATGGCTCATGACTATGCTTATGACTCAAACATTAGACAAGGTATTATATTGGTATGTACTCCTGACCTATATATGCAAGAATTCAGGTTTCAAGACGCTGATATGCGTAAGTGGAGACACAAATTTCTAAAAAGACTTGATGAATACTATGAAATTATGAGAGAGCCAGATATTAAAATAGAGGCAAAAGACTTTTTAACTAAGGCAGAAGAGGAAAAGAAGGAATTAGCAGAGTCTTACGAGGAATCAAAAAGACAAACCAAAGAGAGGCGTCCAGGCCCTATTGATTCTTTTAGTGAGGACTTACAAAATAGTATTAAAAAAACTGTTGATAGCAAATGAACAAAAATAAACAAAATTACCAGTTAGGGCCCGCCATCCTTTCGGGGTCTGATGGAACCCTCTAATCTGGATTGTTAGGCGGAACCCCTATTCAATCATTAGGACGATCCAGAACCATCATCATCGTGGGTGTGACATATATGTCACACCTATAAATACCTCCATATAGGGATATAGAAACTTTTTTTTATTTTAAAAACAAAACACCTCAGAAAAAGGTAGAATAGTAAGGAATGGTCTATTAGTGTTGATACATAACAATAAGAGTACTTACTATTTACTTACTATTCTACGATTTATACCCTATTTAGGCACAATACACGCGCGCGAGAGACTCTTTTTTATTTTGTTTTAAAGTTTTCATATGCTATATAGGGATTGGGGTTTGTGCATGATAGGAAGAAACAAGAATTGGTCCGGTCCATCGGATTGGATGGAGGAATTTAATAAGAAGCACAACCCACATCTAAATGCCAAAAAGAAAATTAAAAAAAAGAAAATCAAAGAGAAAACTAACAAACAAAAAAATAATACCACTAGACTTAAAAACATTGGGGAGTGATATATCTAAATATCCTTTTGTGGAGATAGAGTGGTCTGATATTGAAGGGGATTCCGGGTGGTCAAATACCAGAACTTTAAATAAATCTGCGTTGCCTGTTTGTGTGTCTAAAGGTTACTTGTTGAGCCAAAAGAATGGTATTACAAGAATTTTTTGTGATTTTATAAAAACTAAAGGTAAAGAAACATTCGAAGATATTGGTAATACAACTATAATTCCAACGTCAGTAATTCAATCAATTAAAAAGATTAGTTAAGTTTTTTAATTTTATTTAATCCCTTTTTGTCTTTCACTTCAATACGTTTAACTTCGGCTTTAATCTCTTCCAGAGGTTTAGCTTCTAAAATAGGTGCATAATCACTAATAATCTGTTTCATTTTAGCTTCAAGTTCTAGTTCACTCATATCTTCAAGCTTACCAGTTTTTATAATCTTCTGTTCAATATATAATCCAGCTGCTTTTCCACGGGAAACTTCAGCGTTCACAGCTGAGGAGAAACTCCCTCTTTTAATTGCCAACTCTCTTAGTTTTGCTAGCTCTGCTATATGTCTTTCAAATGTAATTTCGTATTTCTTTTGATTCTCTTCTCTCAATTCTCCTATGTATTTAACTACTAGAGGAGATAGTGTAGGGTTTTGTAATTCTGATGCTTCAACGCTAGCTCTATCTTTGCTATAACCGGCAGCAATAGCTGCTTCCCTTCCGGTAGTTTTGCCTTCGTTGTAGATGAGATATTCAGAGAATCTCTTCTGCATTTCAGTTAATCTTTTTGGTACACCCATGGTCTTGACTTATAAGGTAGTTTCAGGTAAAAGTCAATTATGCAAGTAATCGTGGATGAATACAAGAGAGAATTACAGAAAGTAAGGATGGAATTGTCTGAACAGATTGAAGAGAATGTTCGTCTTAAAGGTTTTAAACAAATGGTTATGGAGAAACCACAAGACTTTGATAATGATAGATCGTTTGAGAATGACACTAGAATTAATCTATTTGATGAGGAAAGAATTGAGTTCAGAGCATTACAAAATCGTATTAAAGAATTAGAGCTAATCGATAAATCTCATCAAGAACTTAATGGAAAGTTAAGACAAGAGATAGAAGAAGTTAAAAAGGAACATGACATACTAATGATGAATAAAATAACTAAATATGAAAATGAATTAGATGAAGTAAAAGCTGATAATAAGAAACTTGCTATGCAAGTTGAAGACAAAGTCAATAATATGCGTAAGTCCGGAATGTAATGTTTATAAAAGATTTACAGAATATTTTATCTGAGTTCACAGACGGAAAGAAAGGAAATGATATCAAGCATGCCAAAATTTATGTCTCAATGAATCCAAATCAGGTCGCTGAGATTAAAAAAATGGAGGTCCAATCCGATAATATAATTGGAAGTAAAGAACCCTTGCGTGTTGTTTTATTTCCTGCTAAAGAGAAACCGAAAATTATTCTTTAGAACAATTACAAACAACAGGATTACCTCAAAAATGAGATGGCGCCAGAGCGAAAGTTATACCAAGATTTACGTAAAAATATCCCACAAATTAAGTGGACAAGGCTGGAAAATCTTAGCTTACTCGGTACTCCCGATCTATTGGGGTATAATAATTCTGGGCACTTTTTTACATTAGAGCTTAAGGTAGTTAAGGGTAAAAAGATCCGCTTCAGTCCACATCAATTTTCCTTTCATATACGACATCCCAACAATTCTTTCATCCTTATCAAGCACCTCGGTCAGAGGTCCTTGAAACTTTTTCAAGGGTCCATGATCATGGAGCTTGAAGCTCGAGGCTTCGATGCCCGAAGCTTGCTGCTTATAAAGGCCCGCGGTGCTTGGGGCTCGTTGCTTGAGGCGTTTGAGAACCTGAACTAGGTTCTGGTTTAGTGCTTGTAGCTTGTAGCTCGCGTGGAGCCTGCTGCTTGAAGCTTGCAGCTCGGATCTTGCGTAACTCTTTCCAGTACTTAGGATGTTTAAATTCGTGAGTCATTAGTGTTTAGGGTATACGATATGGGCCACGTCGCGGTCCCAGCATGACCTGCAGTCCCGGCATTTGTTCCCTTGTTTAGAGGCTGGACATGTCACCTGTTCAGGGTCGGTTGAGACTGAGCTGGTCCACGGCCACGCTGTGGAGGGGCCAGCATTAATTTTTGAAGAGCTTAATCTTATTGTCATGTTATCCGGTACAGCTGCCACGTCAGGGAGGAACTGTCTCTCCTGTGTGGGCATCCAGTGCCCGGTCTTAGGGGAATTTTTTGCTACTGTCAATATATCATTCATATGGGCGTGTGACTGGACGTCGCCGGAGTCGTGCCACCTGAACCAGCGGACGCGCGTCGTTAACGTGGTCATTGCTGTAACCCAGAGCGGGTTGGTCAGGGCTGCCAGGCGTCTGGCCATCGCCTTCACCGTCGCGGGCCATTTGTATCGTTGCTTCAGGGCGTAACAGCCAAAGCATGGCGTCCCTTTAATTTTAGTTAGTATAGATCCTGTTTTGCATGCGCCAGCCGGCAGGTTGATTGCTGGTCCAGGCATTTTGCCAGGCTTACTTAAACCGCCTACTATTATTTCTGCTTCTTTTATTAACATATTATATTATACCTTTTGAATGTGTTCTTTTCGTGGCGCCTGAAGCTTGGAGCTTGTTGCTTGAAGCTCGCGCGCGGCCCGCCGCCTGAAGCTTGAGGCTTTTGAAAAATTTATTGCAGCTTAAGAGGTATGACGCCGGCAGGTCCTCGTGCGGCGTCATGAAGTAATGTGTTAAGTCGTTGTGTTGGATCCGGGCCATCAGTCTAACAGCACCATATATTCTTTGGCAAAGTGACGTCTGAACCAGTCCAGGCCCTTACGTACTAGTTTCCAATCCGGGCTAGAGCCCATCCCATGCTTGCTGTCGTAGCGCTCAGCAATGAGATTAGATCCCATGATCACGTCGTACACAGCCACCGCGAAGCGGGGCAGGTCCGTTGACTGGCCACTGAATGGATTAGTAACAGACTCAAGCTTTAAAGGCTCATCGCTGTAGTCAGCATCCTTAAATGGCATTTTAATTGTTTTATTATTGTATTTTATTTCTTTCATTTTTTTTCCTTGGTTCGTGGTTCCATATCTTTTTTAACTAGTCGCAAGATCTCCTCTACTGCATCCGCTAGTCTACTGAGATTGTTATTTATTGCATGTATTATTTCATTATCCATGATATTTCTTCTTTCTATTTGTATCCTATACTATCCTTCAGTCACTGTCAAGCTTGTTGCTCGTTGCTTGCGGCTTGCAGCTCATTTTTTATTTTTTTCATATTAACTCATTACAAGCTGCTTGCGACTTGTAATGAGCAAAACCTGGACGCAATGTATAGCCTAGGCGCAGAGCGTCTGATTTTTTCTCATTAAATTCTTTGACCGGTGTTGTCCCGTCCAGGCGGACCACTCATTCTAGCTTTGTGGCCATCCCCGCATCGGTCAATTGCAACCTGTACTATAGCCGTTTAATTCCAGCAGTTACAACACCTGATCCCAGATCCATCGCGGGTGTACCTTGAAGCGACGCGCCCACAATGGATCAGGGATCAGTTCTGATTGTTAGTCTAAGAGTTGGAACAAATTAGATGTTCACAACCAGAAGTTGTCCCATCAAATTAGAGAAAGGATATTTAAACTAATTTGATTAATCAAATATAATACTTGACTATCCTATTGTCAAGGTGTAAAAAACATTTATGCAAACTACTAAAAAGAAAGAGGTAAAAATGAGTAGAATAAGACTTAATCAAGAACTACGAAACAAGTGTGGCACTCGTTTCAAAGTTCATTTTGAGGCAGAACAAACACAAGAAAAAGAGAAGTTTTTTCAAGAAAGAGAAAACTTTAAAGCTATCCAAGATAAAACTTGGACACTTGCTCAATTATGTGTGTCAAGACAATATCCAAAAGATGATGTCCAAATGGCACATTATTTGCAAGACAAATATCCTAATGTGAATACTATTGCGAAAGATAGTTGCTTTCATTTTGGCTACATGGGAAAACCAGAAGAAAAAGATGAAGATGACAAGTATATCTCTAAACATTTTGATTTCAGATTAAATGGCGACATTGACGGAATTGATAGACAAGATGAAGTTGAGGGTTATAAAGCAAGTTCAAGAGATTTTGGATATGCTTATTTTAGAGATGAACTAAAAGCACAAGACCAATGTAATCCAGATATTACTATTGAAATGGATAACAAAGATAGCAACCCACATTGGACAAAATACCAAGACGCAAATGACAAGTATCTTGGAACATCAAGTGGTAGAGATAATCTAACATCATACGCAGATAAATGGGATAAGGAATATGAGTTGGATTTAATAGGTCGTGAGTATTGTCGTGATAGACAAATAAATGTTTCAAGAGAGGAATATAAAACTTTTGAAATATGGCAACAGAAGAAAGGTCAATTAATCATGGCACATTATAAATGGATTAAATCTATTTTAGCACAAACTAAATTTGTGAAAGAAGTTCTCAAAGGATATAAATATCTTGATGAGGCTTTAGAGTTCGCAAAAGAAAGTGATGTTAATTTAGATGAGGCAGAAATTATTAGATGTAATAGTTCTGGTCTTATGATTTACAATCCTAAAAATGCGTCAGATATGTTGAAAGCCATGAAGAATAAAAGTGTATCAAGACAAGCTAAAATAATC